TGTTAGATACTAAACTAGAAAATCAAAACGGCACGTTGGAAAGCATTCTCAGAACGATTAGTGAGCAAGCATCTCGCAAAGCCGACTACATAGCGCCGACGAGCGAGCTACAGGTACAAACTACCGATGGCCGCACTAGCGTGGTTTTCGAAGCTAACCGTGGTGAACCGACACAATTTTTTGAAACTAATGAGGTTGCGTTCCAACAACTAGCGGCTAACTGCGATATTGACGTGCGGACCGCTCGCCGGTTAAGAGATAATGAAAACTACGCGCCGGAGTTTGATGCGCTCGTTAACAAAATTCTGGTCAATGAGCCTAAAAACAAAATGATCCGCACCTTTGACGGCGACAATCCGGTCTGCCGCGCCATTGTCAGCGATAAGTTTAAAACGTTTGACAACGTCGATTTAGTGCAAGCGGCGCTGCCGCAGTTGATAGACTCAGATGCGAATTGGAAAATTGTAAACGGCACGGTTACCGATCAGCGCCTATACATGCGCCTCAAATCCGAAAACCAGATAGCGGAACCGGCAGTAGGCGACACAATGGCGAACGGCATTTTATTAAAAAATAGCGAAGTTGGTTTAGGGTCGGTCGAAGTGTCGCAACTTGCTTGGACGCTATGGTGTTTGAACGGTTGCACTACCGAAAACAAATCACGCCATACGCACGTGACTAGCGCGCGTGGTGGCGACCAATGGGCATTGCTAACCGATGAAGCTAAGAACGCGGACAATAAGGCGCTGGAATTGAAACTCCGCGACGTGGTCGCAGCGTACGGTAGCCGTGAATCATTCGACGCCCACGTCGAATTGATGCGTCAGGCTCATGGCGATATTGTGAAAAACGGGTTAGCCAATCCGCAAGGCGTGGTCGACGCCATTGTGTCGGTGCTCAAACTGCCCAAGAAATCTAGCGGGGACATAATGGCGGGCCTTATGCAAACGATTCAACAGCCGGGCTACACCAATAAACCAATTAGCCGGGCGACTATCGTTAACGCTGTGACAGCGGTTGCTCATACTGCCGACGCTGACAGTTTAGACGATTGGTACTCCAATGGTCGCACGGTGCTAGATCTGCCCAGAAACCAATGGGAAACGATCGCGCTAGCCGCTTAAACCTACCCACCCACCAACACAAGGCCCCACCACGGGGCCTTTTTTTTGTCTGCGTCAACTCTTATACTCCCAGCAACGCCCCATACCGGGGCGCACTAAAAGGACAACGAAAATGGAATTAGTTTCTAACGACGCACGTAGCGTTCACGACATAGCGATTGCAGAATTAAGCGCATTTGGCGATCAAGAAAATACTGTTTGGGCGTGCATTCGCCGGATCGTTGAAATCACCGATCAACATTGGCAATTACAGGAGGCCACGTACAAAGGCGCGTTTAAGGATTCGGATTTAGACGAGTTTAATAAATGGAATTGGGACGACCACCATAATGGCGTGGAATACCGTTCTTGCTGGTCTACTAATCCAAAAAATTGGCACGCGTCCGATGCCGGCGTTGAAGCGCGGATCATTTTGGCGGGTGGCGGGCCAGCGGTACGGATCGTTGCCGAGCTCGACGGGTACGGGGCGACCGATAATTTTTATTTCGAGCATTCATGGTGGGACGCGTGGCAAAAAATAGAGTTAAAAGATATTTGCCGACTATCCGCCCAATCCAGCGAGTACGTTTATTACATGGTCGAGCGGTATATCCAGCACGTCGCCGGCTGGATTCAAGAAATTTAATAGATCGCCCTGGTGGATCTGGCCCGCTATATGCGGGCCTTTTTTTGCCTGTTATTTACCGGTGAAACATGCCCCGCCCCGCCGCCCGGGGGTGGCTTGAAACGTACCGCGCCCCGTGGCGCGTGGTTTATTGGCCCCGCTGCAGGCCCAAAATCCGCAGCAATTGGCCCGCGATCCGCGCGCAGCGTGCATTTTTGCGGGGATAAGCCCCGCGAACCGGGTGCAATCGAACTGTCCGCGCCGGTTTGCTGCAGGAAACGCGCCCGCAGCGGCCGGCATTTGTCCGCGATCCAAGGCCCGCGCCCCGTGGACGTTGGTTTTTTTTAAACGTGGAAGTGATTTTTGCCCGCTTTTTAACTTCCAAGGCCCGCGAACATTGGCCCGCGCCCCGCGAAGCATGGACCCCGGGCCCGGTTCCCTGTTCGGGTCCCCCGGCCAATCGAGGCTAACAACAATGCACAGGGATCGTGGCCCCGTCGATTCCAACGCGGTCGTTAGCAAAAAAATACAAAGCGTGTAAGTGTGCAGGTTTCACGCAAACAATACGGAGTAAAAACAAACCAAGGTCCGTGAGCCTTTAACTGTGATAAAAAAGTGCTATATTTGCGTCCCAAGTCAGCTTGGTATGAGATTTGGCGCATGGCTAAAGAAGCAGGAAAGGTAGAGACGCGGGGTCGTCCGCGAGTATCGGAAAATAGTCGGTTGACCGGCAAGCAGATTAAGTTTGTCGAGTTGGTTGCGACGCGAGAGGGGCAGGATACGCTGCGTAATCTGGCTGCAGAGGCTGGGTTTAGTGTGAAGGGTGCGCACACCCGTGCGTATGAGATGTTAAATCCGAACAAATCGCCGCATATTGTGAAGGCGTTGCGTGAGCGACGGCGCGAGTTAGCTGAGAAGTATGAGGTGACGTATGCGCGTCACATACGAGATTTGCAACACATACGTGATACGGCTTTGGAAGCCGGTGCGTACAGTGCTGCGGTACAGGCTGAGAAGGCGCGGGGCTTGGCCCAAGGGGACATATACGTCAACAAGAGTGAAGTTCGTCATGGGTCGATAGACCAGATGTCGAAGGAAGAGGTTGTGAAGGCGTTGAACGAGTTGAAGGCTCAGTTGGGTGAGAAGGTGATTGATGTCGAAGCGGACGGAGTCGAACTTCTGGAAGGCGCTCAAGGCTAACGTTGAGAAGCTGGACGCGGACGTTGTACTGACGCGTATTGAAAACAGTCAGACGCCGGGCATACCGGATTTATTGTTGATGGACCGTAAGAAGCGGTTGCATTTGCTTGAGTTGAAGGTTGCGAAGGGCAACCAGGTGAATCTTTCCCCGTTTCAGGTGAGTTTTGCGGTTCGTCACAAGGGCAGTAATTGTTGGGTATTGGTTCAGCGTTGGCGTCCTGCGGACTCGAAGCCGGAGTGTTTGTTGTATTCTTCGGATCAGGTTATGGAGGTTTCAGCGAATGGTATGCATCGTACGGTGCCTTGTTTGACTTTTCCTTGCTCTGGCGGGTATGGCCCGTTGGTTGAGTATTTGAGTGGGGCCCCCTGTGAGCCTTAGCTTAGATTCTACGACGGACGTTCAAAAATTACGTTTGGAGTTGCGTTTGAAGCAGCTTGAGCGTGTTGAATCCTGCCAAAATAATTTTTTACCGTTTGTGAATTCTATGTGGCCCCAGTTTATTGCGGGTCGTCACCATCATTTGATTGCTGAAAAGCTTGAGCAGATTGCCAGTGGTGAGTTGAAGCGGCTGATAATCAACATGCCGCCGCGTCACACGAAGAGTGAGTTTGCGTCGTTTTTGTTTCCGGCGTGGATGATTGGGCGCAACCCCTCGATGAAGATCATACAGGCGACGCACACGACTGAGCTTGCTGTGAATTTTGGTAGGAAAGTCAAGAACTTACTGGAGCAGGACGATTATCAGGAGATTTTTGATAATACTGTTTTGTCTGCGGACAGTAAGGCGTCGGGGCGCTGGGACACGAAATCCGGTGGTATGTATTACGCGGTGGGTGTTGGTTCGAACCTAGCGGGCCGTGGTGGTGACTTGATTATTATTGACGATCCGCACTCGGAGCAGACAGCGATGTCGGCGAGCGGGTTTGAGAACGCGTGGGAGTGGTACACGGCGGGACCTCGCCAGCGTTTGCAGCCGGGTGGCGCTATTGTACTGGTGCAGACGCGTTGGTCTGAGAAAGACATGACGGGTAATTTGATTCGTCAAATGACACGGGACCCCCATGCAGATCAGTGGGAAATTGTGGAGCTTCCGGCCATTTTGCCGTCTGGAGAGCCTACGTGGCCTGAGTTTTGGAAAAAAGAGGAGTTGGAGTCTGTAAAGGCGTCGATTCCGCCGTATCAGTGGAACGCTCAGTACCAGCAGGCACCGACGTCTGAGACGTTAGCGATATTGAAGCGTGAGTGGTGGAAAGTGTGGGAAGGCACCAATATCCCGAACTTGCAGTATGTGATTCAAAGTTATGACACCGCGTTTTCAAAGCGGGAGACTGCGGACTACAGTGCGATTACTACGTGGGGGGTATTTTATCCGGAGGAGGCTGGGGGCCCCGCGAACCTTATATTGCTTGATGCGAAGAAGGGCAGGTGGGATTTTCCGGAGTTGAAAGAGATTGCTTTGGAGCAGTACAAGTATTGGGAACCTGAGACGGTAATTGTTGAGGCAAAAGCTACGGGGACCCCGTTGACCCATGAGCTCAGGCAGGTTGGGATACCGGTTGTTAATTTCACACCTAGTCGTGGAAATGACAAGTTATCAAGAGTACATTCTATTTCTCCGTTGTTTGAAGCGGGGATGATCTGGGCTCCTGATGAGAGTTGGGCGCACGAAGTTATTGAAGAGTGCGCTGCGTTTCCGAACGGGACACACGATGACTTGGTGGACAGCACAACGCAGGCGCTGATGAGGTATCGTCAGGGCAACTTTGTAAGTTTGCCCAGTGACGACTGGGAAGACAGCTATGGACCAAGTCAAATGATATCGGCGGCTAATTATTATGGATAACAGTTTTGTTTTTGGAGATCGCTTATGACTGTCCCTGTAATGCTCATGCGGATGTTGGCGGCTGCAAAGAGTCGCGCAATGAAACAAGGCCGTGAATTAGCAGAAGAGTCTATGACTGCTGTCACAAGAAAGAGGCTAGAGGCAAAGCAGCGTAAAACGATTGACGAAATAAAAGACCTACGACGTCAGATCAAAGAACAAACCCCGGCTGATGAATTCCCACCAGAGGGTTTTTCGCGAGGGGGCCGTGTGATTGGACCGGGGCTCTCGGGCCTACTGCGTGGTTATACTCAGGGACCCCTTGCACGTGTTTCACGTGAAACACAAGAACCTGTTGGTATGTTTCGTGGTGGTGGCATGGGGTTTCTCCCCGGTGAGATGGATTTCAGAAGATTTCCCCCGTCATTTCCGGGGGAGGTAGCGCCTCCGCCGTTGCCCCCAGTTGTTAAAGCTGCGCCACAGAGCCCAATTCAACAGCCGTCTCCGGTCACTCCGCCGGTCACTCAACCTTCCAACGTCGCGTCTCCTAGATCCCGAACGGTTTTGCCGGGCGATTTTGTGAGAGAAGGGCGTGGACCTGACGCTGATTTGTTGCAGTTACCCTCGACTCCGGTTACAGCACCTGCCCGTGAAACGTTCAGCCCTCCTCGGATGACGGCAGGTAGCCCGATAAACGTCGAAGCCGTTTCACGTGCGCCTACGTTTGGCACAGCACAGAACCAGACTCCTTTTGAACCCGGAATGCTTTTGTATGAAGGCAATGACGTGTTGGAAAGTCCAATCGCTCCTG